ACATCTAAATGACCGTAATAACAACTCCATCTAAATGCACATTCATCCTGAATACTAATATTAATCGTGGGTTTTATTTCGTATAACCACTTGGCTACATCTAAATGTCCGTTTTCACAACTGTCTGTAAATGCATATTCATAATCAATACTAATATTAATAGTAGGTTTGATTTTGTATAACCACTTTGCTACATATAAATGACCTTCTTGACAACTCATTCTAAACGCAAATTCATTCTCAGTACTAATGTCAATAGTAGGTTTAATTTCGTATAACCACTTTGCTACATCTAAATGACCTTTTTGACAACTCCTAGTAAATGCAAATTCATCCTCAGCACTAATGTCTATTATAGGTTTAATTTCAAGTAACCACTTTGCAACATCTAAATGACCTTCTTGGCAACTTTCTCTAAATGCTTCTTCGCATAGAGCACTAATGTCAATAGTAGGTTTGATTTCGTATAACCACTTTGCTATATTTAAATGACCTTCTTCACAACTGAATCTAAATGCGCATTCATTTTGAGCGCTAATATTAATGATAGGTTTTATTTCGTATAACCATTTTGCTATATCAAAATGTCCTTCTTTACAACTCATTTTAAACGCATATTCATGACCAATACTAATATCAATCGTAGGTTTAATTTCAAGTAACCACTTTGCTACATCTAAATGTCCTTCTTTACAACTCAGAGTAAATGCGAATTCATCATCAGCACTAATATTAATGGTAGGTTTTATTTCGTATAACCACTGTACTATATCTAAATGACCGTTTAGACAACTCATTTTAAATGCGTATTCATCATTAGCACTAATATCAATAGTAGGTTTAATTTCGTATAACCACTTTACTACATCTAAATAACCTCGTATACAACTAAATCGAAATGCATATTCATGGTCAGCGCTAATATCAATAGTAGGTTTTATTTCATATAACCATTTTGCAACATTTAAATGACCTTCTTCACAACTTATAGTAAATGCGTATTCATCATTAGAACTAATATCAATAGTAGGTTTTATTTCGTATAACCATTTGGCAACATCTAAATGACCGCATTCACAACTCATAGTAAATGCGTATTCCTGGTCAACACTAATATCTATAGTAGGTTTGATTTCGTATAACCATTTTGCAACATTTAAATGACCTTCTTCACAAGTCCGAGTAAATGTATAATCATCATCAATGTTAATATCAATCGTAGGTTTGATTTCGTATAACCATTTTGCTACATCTAAATGACCGTTTTTACAACTCCATTTAAACGCATCTTCATCATAAGCACTAATATTAATCGTATGTTTGATTTCGTATAACCATTTTACAACATCTAAATGACCGCATTTACAACTCAATCTAAATGCTTCTTCATTTGAATCACTAATATCAATAGTAGGGTTAATTTCATACAACTTTTTAGCGTCATCTAAATGACCTTCTTTACACATAGACTCGAATAATTTTTGGTAATTAATATCAATATTCATTAAATTATATAATAATATAGTGTAAGTTTTAAATCTTTTTATTAATTATTATTTTATATAAAAAATCAATATAAATGTATATTAGTAGTATATAACATGGATTATTCGTGCGGTAAGTGTATATCTGGTTGGAATTGTGCTTGATGTAAGGATATATATTGTAATGATGTATATTGTCTGTATGTTCTTGAAGGTAAAGCAATTAAAAACGAATTAAGTCCAGATGATATGTTACGATTGACCCCAAAACAAGTAGAAAAATTGAAGAATGAGTTGGAAGAAGAAGAACCAGTTCCACAACATTTTTTTTTATGTAAAACATGTAAAAATAAATATATTGAAAAAAATATATGTAAAGGAAGACATAGTAATAAGATCGGACAAAATCACACAACGTGGTTTTAGGTGAGTAATTAGTAGAGTTACTCTTTTTTATATTTACACATTTTTTTGATTTAGTCAAATTGATTATGATAAGTAATTAATTAGTAGAGTTATTCATTTTTTATATTTAAATCTTCACGGGTGTAAATATAATTTATAAATAGTTGTTAAATAGTTTATGACTTATTTATTAATTTAAATTAATGAAAAAATAACAATAATAAATTTAAATTATAAAAAGATTGATATAATATCCTATACATAAATAAGTCACAAACTATTTATTAACTATATAAAGGTTATTTATTATTATCTAATACACATGTGTGGAATATTTGCTTATATTGGTAATCAAATAGATCCAAAAATATTAGAAGATGCTTTTCTTAAAACAAGTAAAAGAGGACCAGATAATAATATTTTAAAATCAATCACACAAAATTTAGTTTTTGGATTTCATAGATTATCAATTATGGATGTTAGTTTCAAAGGTAATCAGCCTATTTATCATCCAAATAAACCTTATTGTTTAATTTGTAATGGTGAAATTTATAATTATAAACAATTAATTGAAGATAATAATATTTCAACATCTTCCAATAGTGATTGTGAAATAATACTTTATTTATATGAAAAATATGGTATTGAAAAACTTTTAAATATGATTGATAGTGAATCTTTCGCTTTTTGTATATATGATGGAATAAAAAATGAAATTATAGTAGCAAGAGATAGATTTGGTGTTCGACCATTATTTGTATCAAAAACAAAAAACAATGAAATTTTATTTTGTTCAGAGGCTAAGAGTATTATACCATTAATTGAATCAGATGATAATATAGAACAATTTAAACCAGGATGTTGGAAGTCATATTCCCTTAATAATTATCAAGACAGTGAATATCAAGAATATTATAGTTATAATTATCCTGAAATAGAAACAACAAATATTCAAGAAATATGTTTGAATATAAGAGAAAAATTAACAGAAGCAGTAAAAAAAAGATTAATGTCTGATAGACCAATAGGTTGTTTATTATCAGGAGGATTAGATAGTAGTTTAATTAGTGCTCTTGTTGCAAGAGAATTTAAAAAACAAAATAAAGGTATATTACACACATTTTCAATTGGAATAAAAGGAAGTATGGATTTAGTATATGCAAAGAAAGTTGCTGATTTTATTGGTTCGACTCACCATACTATTGAATTAACAGAGGAAGAATTCTTAAATGCAATACCAGAAGTAATATATAATATTGAGAGTTATGATACAACTACGGTTAGAGCAAGTACAGGTAATTATTTAATTGGTAAATATATTAAAGATAATACTGATATTACAGTTGTTTTTAATGGAGATGGGAGTGATGAACAATCTGGATATATATATTTAGCAAATGCACCAACATCCAAAGATTTTAAAGATGAATGTATTCGATTATTAAAAGAAATAAATTATTATGATGCTCTTAGGTCAGATAGATCATTGTCTTCAAATTTTTCTTTAGAAACAAGAACACCATTTTTAGATACAGATTTTGTTAATTATTATATGTCTATTAAAAGTGAATTAAAAATGTATAAAAATAATTCAAATATTATAGAAAAAAATTTATTAAGAACAGCATTTGATGATGATAATCTTTTACCCAAAGAAGTATTGTGGAGAAGAAAAGAAGCTTTTTCAGATGGTTGTAGTTCTAAGGAAAGATCTTGGCATAAAGTAATACAAGAATTTGTAGATAAACAAATTACTGATGAAGAATATGAAGAGAATAAAAATAAATATAGTTGCAATTGTCCAGATTTAAAGGAATCTTATTATTACAGAAAAATATTTGAATCCTATTATCCAGAAAAAGGTAATTTAATACCACATTTTTGGATGCCAAAATGGTGTGGAGAAAACAAAGATCCATCGGCAAGAGAATTAAATAATTATAATATTTGAATAAATGAACGAATGTGGATAGGATAGTCTGAATATCTGGATATCTGGATATCTGGATATTTGGATACTCTACATTGTAAATTCCGTGAAAAAAATTGATTATTTAATAAAATACAAATTAATAAAACATAATGGAATTTCATCATATAATATTATTTTTTATTATATTTATTACCATAAAGGGGTTATATAATATGTATATTATTAAACAACTATTTGTATATGATGAAAAATGTGTCATATATAAAAAAATAATTATAGATAAAATAGATGATAATAATTTTTTTCCTATATCTGATATAACTAATTTTATGAATAATAATCATAAATGCTTTTTTAATCATGTAAAAAAAAATAGTCATCAGTATAAAAATGAAAATAATTATGAATACAAACATGAAATCGAATTCAAATGTTATTGTTAAAATAATGAATTATATTATAATTTTTACTTATTTATTATTACATAATAAATAAATAAATTGATTTATATTTATAAAAATTAATAATTATATTCAACGTATATTCAACGTATATTCAAAGTATATTCAAAGATATATTATATTAATAGAAATGTCAATTGATAATAATATGGATATTGGAAGCATTTTTATGTTTAGCAATATATTTAAAAACAATGAATCAAATTTTGCATTAATTATGACATGTATTTATGTTATATTTACAAATTTCAAGTATTATGTTTCAGGAAAAACAATTGAGTATTATTTTCATAGAATATTTTCAAAATTTTTTATGAATCTAAATACTATATCAATTGAATTAATATCACATAAAGTCCAATATACAAAAGGATATTCAGAAAAAACTATATCAAAAGATATTTTTAGTTCACAATTTTTAGGTATTCTACATTTTTTGAAAAAAAACAAGAAAAATATAAAAAATCTTAAGAATATGACTGAGATGTTAATTAATAAAATAAGTGACATTACGCGTCCATCATGGAAACAAGATAACTCAAAAGATGATAAATTTCTATTAATTCCTGAAAATAATGAACCTATTTGTTTAGATGAAAAATTAAATATTCATTTAATAATATCACTTAATACTATTGAAGATGATAGTAAAATAGAAAATAAAAAATATACATTAAAAATTTTTACTTATCATAAAGACAATATGAATTATATGGAAGAAAAAAATAAACTATATGATTTCGTAGATGTTTTAACAAAAGAATATGAAAATATGTTTGATGAAAAAGATGATAAACAACATTATATTTATGAATATAATGGTTCAGAATCTTGTGATGATGAAACTAATTTAAAATATAATAAATATATTATGGAGCATAATAAAGACCTAAATAAAAATATTTTCTTTGAAGATAAACAAAAAATGTTAGATTACATTACTCCTTTTATATTTGATAAAAACAAGAATGATAATAACGGAATGGAATCATATATTAATTCCGGGATGACATTTAAAGCAGGACTTCTTTTCTATGGTTCTCCGGGATGTGGTAAAACAAGTACAATTAAAGGTATATTAAAATATACGAATCGTCATGCGGTTATTATTAATCTTTCAAATATTCAAAACAATAAAGAACTTGAAAATCTTTTCCGTAATCGAAAGTTTAATGGAAAGATAATTAGTGGTAATGAACTGTGTTTTATTTTAGAAGATTGTGATGCAACAAAGTTGTCATCAATAAAAGAAAGAGATGAAATGCCAATTATTATTCCTAAAATAGAATCAAAAAATGATGATAATAAAGATTTAATTGATATTAAGTCTATGATATCTATACAAAAAGGTTTTGATTTATCATGTTTTTTAAATGTATTAGATGGTATAATTGAACTACATGGAATAATGATCATAATGACTACAAATCATCCTGAAAAATTAGATGAAGCTCTTATACGTCCTGGACGCATTGATTTCAAATATGAATTTAAAAAAACAAATGTAACAATTATTAAAAAAATGTTGAAATTAAAATATTGTTTAACTGATGAAAAAATAAATTCATATAAAGATTTTAAAAATATGAAAGATTATATTCTTAGTCCAGCTGAGATTCAATCTATTTGTTTTAAAAATAATAATGTTGAAGACTGTATTAAAAATATATTAATGTCTTCGCAAATAATTTGAATATTTATTTTATCGTTAAACATTAAAAAACATTTAAAAAATTAAAAAATTATAAATAATATAAGTCTTATGAAAGAGGTTTTTGGAACGGAGATTATACACAATTAACATATTGATTATAGGATTATATATCTTGTATATGTTTTGGTACTCTTATTAAATCAGACATACATAATCCAGGCAATATTGAAATTACATGATTAATATAGGATTCCATATTTTGTATATGATCAGGTACTCTTATTAAATCATAAATTTCTAATCCAGGCAATATTGAAATTACATGATTAATATAGGATTCCATATTTTGTATATGTTCAGGTACTCTTATTAAATCAAAAATATATAATCCAGGTAATATTGAAATTACATGATTAATATAGAAGTTCATATTTTGTATATGTTCAGGTACTCTTATTAAATAATATATTTTTTCTTTAATAATTTTGTTCTTTAATATTTTGAAAATATAATGAAAGAATTTGCTTAATTTTTCATCACGTATTATATGACATAAATCATTGAAAGATAAATATTCAGAAATAATTGGATTAAATCCATGACGACTTAAATCTTTATTCATTTTATTAAACTCATTATATTATATTTTTAAATAGATTCGATTTTTATTCCAATAAAAATTGAATATATTTATACCCTTGAAGATTTAAAACGCCGTTTTTTGAAACAATTATAATAAAAATTATATAAATATTTTTTATTATGTATAGTATCGTAATGGATAAGGATGAAAAAATAAAAGAAATGGAAGAACATATTTC